GTCCTTGTGGTTGTCCCTGTCCTTGTCCTTGACCCTGTCCTTGAGCTTGTCCTTGACCCTGTCCTTGAGCTTGTCCTTGACCAGTTTGAGCTTGTCCTTGTGCCTGTGGTTGAGCTTGTTCCTGTCCTTGTCCTTGTGGTTGAGCTTGTGGCTCTTCAAAATCACCTTCTTGTGATTGTGCTTGTGGTTGAGCTTGTTCTTGACCCTGTCCTTGTGGTTGAGCTTGTTCTTGACCTTGACCCTGTGGTTGAGCTTGTGGTTGAGCTTGTTCCTGTCCTTGAGTTTGTGCCTCACCTTCAGTTTGAACTTGAACCTGTCCTTGACCCTGTCCTTGAACTTGTCCTTGTGCACCGCCCATTAAAGCGTTTCCAGGAATCTTCTCAACGTCTGTATTGTTAAGAGTTATGTATTTTACAATCTCTTCCGCGATGTCAACATCACCGAAAAACTGACGAAGATTTTTTCCTGTAGTATCTTTAACTTTCTTAACATAAGAATTGATTAAAGATTGTGGAATATCGATCATAGTTTTAACCTTATAGATATCGTTCACTTGAAGAACAGCTTCGCTGATTATTTCTTGTCTGTTTTTCTGAACTCTAAAACTTTCAAATTGTCTGATATGTTTCATGTTTTGGTTTAATTTTTTATATAGTTATATATTAAGTAAAAAATATCATTTTTTACACTTTTAATGTGCTATTAAGATTGCCAATATTCCGACCGCGAGACCTACACCTCCAAATAACCACTTTTTAATCTTCTCTTTTTTCAAATCATCTTTGAGACCATCCATCTGCTTATCTTTTATACATTTCTGCTCATCACATATCTTATTACTTTCTTCAAGATTTTTTACCTGAGTAGATAGGTTGTTTATTTGAGAGTCTTTATCATTTACTTGTAAATTTAGTTCAGAAACGTTTTTTTCAAGTAATACTATCTGATGGTTCTGTGCATCAACTATCTTAATATAGGAAACATTTAAACTATCACATTGTATTTTAGACTTTTCTAAAATATTTAGTATTTCTAAATCGTTGTCTATTTTTTGTGCCTGACTTAAAGTGAAGATGACAACTTTCTCACCTTTTTGATTTAGTTCAATCTTAGGATATTCCTGAGAATACGATAGGAAAGAAATAAGAACAAGCATTATACTCAATATTATTTTCATGGGGTTTTAAGTTTGTTTTTGAAAGAGTTGATAAGGTCATCATCGTCTCTTTTGATTGGGTTCTTTCTAAGATTTTCAAGTTTTTTATTCGTTTCTATCAAATCTTTGTTTGCTTTATCCGCGCGATTCTTATAATCCATAACATTTTGCTTAGATACTTCTATCTGTATCTGTAGATCTGCTATACGTGCATCTCTTTTATCAATAATCACTTGAATATTATCAAATTCTTTTTTAAGATTTTGGTTTGTATATTTAAGAGAATCTCTTGTCTTCTCTAACAATCTGTTTTTTTCCTCCAATTTATCAAAAGATTCTCTGTTACAACCTTTGAAGTTTAGAAACACAGAAACTAATAAACAAGCACCGATAAAATACAAAAGTGTCTTTTTTAAATCTATTTTCATAATTTTTCTTCTATTTTAATTTATATATCAAAATATTATATATATATTTGTACATAAAATAAAACGAACCATTATGCAGTATAAAAGACTTATCTGTTTTGATTTTGACGACACATTATTTCACACTCCACTTCCAGAAGATGGAAAAGTAGTTTGGAAAGAAAAAACAGGAACAGATTGGCCACATAGAGGTTGGTGGGGTAAACCAGAATCTATCGATGATGAGATATTCAACATTCCAAGAAACGAATGGACTTACCAAAAATATCTGGAAGCAATAGCTGACCCAGACGCTTATGTAATTTTAGCAACTGGTAGATTAGACAAAGTTCCCGGTATGAGAGAAGGCGTTGAAAAGATTCTAAGAGACAACAACATAGAATTTGATGAAGTTCACTTAAACTGGGGAAGTGACACATTTATTTTCAAATGCAACTTATTAGAAAGAACAATCAAAAAATTAGGAGTGAAAGAATTGAAGTTCTACGACGATAGAGAAGCACACTTGCCTAAATTCGTAGAATGGGCAAAAGAGCAAGATATCAAAAGTACAATAGTAGACGTTGTTAACAAAACAGAAACAACTATTCAAGGATCTAGTATATAATATATAATCAAAAAATAAGATAATACACTATGGGTAAAATTAAAGAACAAGTAGAATCGAAAGTTGAAGAAATTCTGTCAAAGCCTTATCGATTAGACCTTCACAATGATGACTACAACTCGTTTGATTGGGTAATAACGTGTCTTATGAAAATATGTAAACATGAGCAGGAACAAGCAAATCAGTGTGCACATATAGTTCACTTTAGAGGTAAATGTGATGTGAAATATGGAGACTACGATACAATCTCTACAATGAAAGAAAAACTAAAAACTGCAGGACTTTCAGTAACAATGGAAGCTAACTAATAAAAAAAATCCACTCAATGAGTGGATTTTTTATTTTCAATCATTAAGGTCTATTGAACCAGTTTATTCCATTCGGATTAGATCCTACATTAGACACTTTATTTCGTGACATAACCTGTCTTCTAACACTAAGAACCTGACTATAGTCAATTCCTTGTACATAATCCATGTTTTTCATACAGTCGTTGACATAAGCCATAAACTCTTTAGGACTATATTTATTACCCCACTCTTCGACCATCTCTTTGAATTCTGATTTGGCAAAAATAGAAGTGGCATTGACCACGGTCATAACCGTATCATCATGTCCTACGTCTGCTGCATATCTTACGTTACCTGCGGTAGTGACATGCTTAACAAAAGTTGTTATTTCTCTAATATTATCCTCATTTGTAATATGAAATCCTCTACTATACATAAGTTCTTGATAGTCTTTAACCATCATGTTTTTATTCTCACCAACTTTTAGTCCAAGTTTTTCTTCAGTCGAATCTATTCTATGTTTATACCTAACAAACACCGATGAACCATAGTTGTTGTTACCATCAAAAACGTGCGGCATCTCCGCCAATAGTGTGTTTCCATAGTTGTTTAACTCAAGAACTACTCTTACATTATCAGGATTCAAATATTCAAAAACAAGAAGATAAAGAAGTTCTGCTAATTGTTTGACAGAAACAAAGTTGTTTCTGTATAATCCAACCTGTTCAAGTCTGAAGAAATCAGTAATGGCCTTGTATTTGTGTTTTTGTGTTTCTATTAAATCTACAGGTTTTTCAGAAACTTTAAATATGTTTATGATAGAGTAATCTTGTCCTAAACCTTCGGATATATCGACAGAAAGAACATATTTATATTCTTTTCTTTTTAATGGCATATGTACTTCATCATCATCAATCCATTTTAAGTCTTCATACATAAACCTCAGTTTGTTCTTAAACTCAAATATTTCTTCATAGATATAGTTCTTTTTAGATTTTAAAAGTTCATCTATTATGGCCTCATTCAAAAGAGACTTACTTGAGTTAATAAATCTAAGTCCATACTCTTGATTGAACGCATCTTCTCCACCAATATCCTTCACAGCTTCGTCTTTCCACGTTGTCATCTCTGCAATGGCTAATATAGAAGTCTCAAATCCATTTTTGTCTATAAAATGAAGTGATTTAACTTCTTCATCTGTACACTTTTCATTGTTAAATACATGAATAACATCTTTCTGCTGGTCTAAGTTAAACTCAATCTTTGTCTTTGTGACTTCACCAAACGTATCTTGTACTAATTTAAATATGTCGTCTTTTGTAACACCATATTCATAAAGTTTGTGTGGATTCAATCTTATATAAGTCACAAACCTACCAGGAACCTGATACCAGTAAACCCTCATAGGTTTGTAGTTATTCTTCATTGGATCACCATCAGGTCTTTCAGCATCTGTTAATAACCTATGAAATAAGTTCATACCATTTGGTGTTGATGTAATGATAATCTTTGAGTTTTGTACCGCAGAAACGGTCGGAAACGCAGCGGTATAGTATGGTTCGATGATATTCGATGGAATATGTGCAAACTCATCTAAGTAAAGAACGTCAATGGTAAAACCAATCGCAGGAGTCTTAGATCTTGCAGATGTTTTTATTCTACAACCATTCTCAAATGTAAGAGATTTTTGATTCCAAGTCTTTACACCTGGTTTTAAGAAGAATGGAAGAAGTGTGTATATCGATTTTACTTTATCCACAATCTCAATTGCAGTATCACCTTTGTTGGCAACAATCATACAGTTCTTATCATTACTGAATAATATCGTATGTAGTATGAAAATAGCAGAAGACACGGTTTTACCAACCTGTCTCGATGCCATAAGTATATTGAATCTGTTGTTGACAAAGTTGTCTAAGATTTCTTTTTGGTAATCTCTAAGAGTTATCGAACCAACAGAACCATCTTCTCTTTTTGTCTTACAATACTTCTCAGTAAAGTAATGTATATCTAATGCACATCTTACGTATTCTTGTTGTTCTTCGGGAGTCATTCTAAAAGAGACGCCTGCTCTTCTGATACCGACTTCGCTCTTCATCCAAGGATTCTGATATCTTTTGACGACTATACCGTCGTTTATCTTATCAGTTGCCTCATCGACAAATTTGGTGGTAAAAATCATCTGCCTTTCGGTTTCGTTTGCTTTTACAGCCATATATAGTATTTTTTGTTTTTTGTATATATAAAAGGGTAAAAGTGGAAAAAATACATTTTTTTCTATTTATATATACTATATGGGAAGGAAATCAGGTGTCAACAAGCTAAAAGTAGGTTTCTCTATTGATATAGAGACCTATAAAGAGTTCGAGCAGTATTGCGAAGAGAACTCTATAAACAAGTCTAAACTAATAGACAAGATATTAAAAGGCTTCTTGGAAAGAGAAGACGCCAAACTTACCAAAAATAATTATGTTTAAACATGTCTAAAGAAGAAAACGAAAAAAACAGAATAAAATACGAGTTCGATGAAATACAATCGGAAAACGGAGACTTTGATTTTTCTAAACATCTAGCCAGACCAGAAGACTTACCGGATTTAGGTGAGATTGAAATATATGACTATGACTCAGATCTAACTGTAGCCAGTCAACAAGCAATGGACGTATTAGAACCACTTGTGGATCTATACCTAGGTGACGTACCTAAGTTAAAAGAACACCCTTATATAAAAAGCAAGATGAAAGAAGATGCTATGGTTTACGCCGAAGCTATATTTCTGACTAAGATGACAAGAAAGAACCTTCTTACACAGATGAGACAGGTAGATAATGGTGATAACTCTGCAAGAATGCATGAAGTAGTTAATCAGACAGTCGGTCAAATTAGAGAAAATGCTAAATTTTTATCAGGCCAAAAGACGGAACTTGAAAAGTTCTATAAGACACTCAGAAAAGACTTAGGATACAACGAAATAGAACAGGAAGCACTACCTATTGAATCGGAAAATAAAAGTCCAGAAGGTGAAGTTACAACAAATCGAGAATTGAACGAGATGATAAAGCAGGCAATGTTGAACAAAGCTCAGGA